ATCATCACCGTCACAGCCCTTGAGTAATTTGGCAGCCGCGCTGATCAAATTCCACGAGGCAGTGCCCACGATTCATGACAACGCTGAGAGCTACCACGGCGGTTTTGCCAACCTTCCTGGGGTGCTCTCAAACATTGGCCCAGCCTTGAGGGCCAGCGGTCTTGTGGTGTCACAACTGCCAGAAGACATCAACGGCCAGCCTGGTCTCAGAACCACCTTGATGCACACCAGCGGAGAGCATCTCTCTGCCGTCACACCGCTATCAATCAACAGTGGCAAAAATGGCACACAGGAGTGGGGCAAGGCTGTCACCTACTCCCGACGCTATGGGCTTTTGTCTGTCCTTGGCCTCTGTGTTGGCATCGTCGATAACGATGCAGATTCAGATGCAGTTGCAAAGCCTGCAGCAAAGCTACAAATCCAGCAAGCTCCAAAAAAGGGGCCAGCGGTTGAAGGTGTTGCCAAGGACGATCAGCCGCTGACAACAGAGGAGCGCAACTTGCTCTTGGGTTTGATTAGCGAAATGGATGCAGGCAAAAAAGAGAACTTTTGCAAGTCGTTCCGCTTTGCTTTCAAGCTAGGCGACAACGCTAAGGTCTCGTCTGCAATCACTAGCCGCAAGCATCAGGCTTGGATTTTAAGCAAGGCAAAAACCAAGGCGACCCTTTCTTGTCTGGCAAGCTGTCCTCCCCTTGGGTGCCCCAAGACAAGCCTGCAGCGGCCAAGCCCGCCATTGACTTCTAAGCTTGTGAGGAACGAGAGACCAGGAGCGCCCACATCGCGCTCCTTTTTTATGAAGCCAACCATCAAGCAGGTCAACGAAAACGGGACCTTGCTTTGGGAAGTTTGCTATGCAGGTATGGTTCGCAGGTTCCGGTATGACTGGCAAGCGAATTTTCACTATGAAGCTGCTGTCAGGCTCTACAGGTCAAGGGTGACCGGCAAGCACGGCTAATCCCAGCAGGCCAGCTTGGCGTCAAGCTCACCGATCCTGGTGCACGCTTGCGCCAGCAGTTTTTGTTGGTGCCAAGACTGCCGCACAAGGCCAACGCAAAGCTCCTTTAACGCTTCCTCGTCAGTGCAGGCGTGAACCTCTCTGACGCTGCGTTCAACCTCCAGCTCCTCTTCAAGGCTTTGAGTGATGACCATCCAGTCAGCCCAGCCCATCGCCTTGAAGATTCTTATCGCGGCTTGACTTGAGCACAAATTGGCAGCTGATGTCGTCGGGGATGTTAAACAGCTCAAGTGTTTCAGCCAAGCAAAACTCACCCGGCTGCAGCATGAACGGGTCATCCTCTGTTCTGCCTGAAATGTCAACGCGGATCAGCTCAGGGTCGCAGATGTTTTCAACCATCAGGTAGAGACCCAGGCGCAAATCCAAGCTGGCTGGGTTTAGCAACTCTGCGTCAAACGGGACGACCATCTGGCTTTTTTGACACCTCGCCTTGATCTCCCAGTCACACAGAACCGACATATTGAAAACGAAAAAGCGATCTTACTTAGCTTGGCCCAGGATCCTCTTTTCGGCGTGATAAGCACCCTTTTGGTGCATCTCAGTCACATCTCTCACCCATGGCACAAGCCAGTCATTGACTCGTGAGCACTGATCCCAGTTCACCGGCTTTGCGCACTGCACAACAACAGTCGTCCAGAAAGCGCTGATGTAGGCCCAGACCCAATAAAACTGGCTCACTGCGATTCAACAAAAATGGCCCAGCCGCTCCTAGGGCCATTGACTTGCCAACGTTGATGAAACGCAGCCTGCCGCACGCTGACGCGATAGCCAGAGAGCGCAGGATTGTGCGATCCCCTTTCAATATCTGGCAGGCCGAGCGGATCGCTCATCAGCCAACTCGCGTCGTTGCTGTATCGCCCGCTGTAACCGTGAATGACAGACCAGTGTCCGCAAGCTTCACTGCCGCACATCGGCGGTTCACCGCGCAGCATGTTGCCTCGGTGATACCAGCCAACCATCACAGGGATGCCTGCGTCGATTGCTTCCATCACGTCCTCTGCATCCGCATTGTCAACAAAGCGAACCTGCAGGCCAAGACTGCTCAGGGCTTTGACGTGCGCAAAAACAGAAGTGGTGTCGCCATATTTTGCCCTAACCGCCTCATAAGCCTCTTGATTGGCTACACGGCGGAAAAAATATGCGACCATCGCTGCCGACGACGTGAAGCATTTGGGAACCATTCAGCGTCTTCGGACAATAATTCTTGGGGCATTGCCTCCTCCAGCTGCTTGATGGCAGCCATGCGGTGCGGCACGTCTGGTTTATACCACTCAAAGAAAGGAAGCAGCGAGAGCACGGATGTGACCGCTAAAGCTGGCCTGATCTTGCTTGATCGCAACTGGCTACGCCAGAGCTGTATCCAGCGATGAAAACGACCATTGAACCGCAAAGCAACAGCGTGACTGCGCCGCCTGCAATGAACCAACCAGTTGCTGAGAACGCGGATAGCTTCACTTCTCAACACGAGTGTCAGGCAGAAGCATTTCACGCACATGCTTGACCGCCAGATCGTCCAAGTCGTTATCCGTGCGTGCGACGATCTTCTGTTAGTCGTATTAACGAGTCCCGCCCCTGCTGGTTTTGACGGTTCATGCCGGTCAACCCAGCAGACGCGACGCCGACAGACGCCCCAGCGACAGCAGCCCAAACCTCAACCACCATTCGACCCCTAGCGTCAAACCATCATGGCAGAGACCAAGGAAACGCAAGGCCAAGAACAGGAAGACCAAGGCCATGGCTGGCTTGGCGATCTTGTCCGCATCACGATCATGCTCTGGGCCATGGGCATCATCACAGCCAACTATTTGGGTTACTTCAAAGGATCGATTGATGTGACTTTCTCGGCTTCGCTGCTCGCCTCAACCGCTAGCACCTACGGCTTGACAATGAATAGAACAGGGAAGAAGAAAGAAGAGAAGAACGTTATCGTTGAGAAAGATTCCAAAGCTGGCATCAAATGACCCGCACACTTTTGGTATTGGGGATTACTTTGGCAGCTGCATCGCCTGCCCATGTCCACCATCACTAGCGGCGTGCCGGACATCGTGAACACGGACTACGACGTGACCACCGCTGGATCGGCTTATTCCATGACGGAGAGCCTGACGGTTGGTGATTCCATCCCTAGCTCCACCACGGTGACGAATGGCGTTGTGCCTTCTCTCCCGGCGATGATGACGACCATCACTGGCGCAGGCGGCGAGACGGGCTCTCTCTCGGCCAGCGTGACCAGCTCAGGCCAAGCAACCGTCACGGCTGGCGATGCAGGCACCTCGGCCATCTTGTCCACCAAGATTGAGCTGGAAATTGACTAGGGCTTGGCTGCTGGTTTTGCTGCTGCCTAGTCCAGGACTCACAGCGCCCTTGGTGCCCCAGTTCACCCAGGGGCAGCTCAATTCGCGGGTTGAGTCGAGCACGGTGATCCAAGAATCGATCACCAGTTACAACTACCGAACCGGCTACAGCTATTCAGCCGCAGGCCATAACGTCGAAACGGTGGGCGATGTGCCCATCTCGCCTGATGCCACCGTCACCAACAATCAGACCGTCGGTGGCGTGAACTTTTCTTGGACTGAGACGGTGCAGGAAAGTACGTCGGTGTTCTCGCAATAGTCGCTGCACTGGGCAGCCCTGCTTACGCCAACACAACAGTGGCAAACCCTTCGAGCACATCGACAGGCTCGGTGGTCAACAACGCCTATCAGATGATGACGGGACCGCATCCGATTTACCGAATGTCGCAGGGGATTCAGTGTCCTGGGCCAACGCTAACCGTGTCGCCTTTTGTGACCGGCAGCAGGAATTTCGACCTGCCATTTGAGTCAACAACGCGGACGCCTGTTTATTCAACAGCAGATAGCAATGACGATGGCGAGCCTGATTCGCCAGGCAAGGTGCTCTACTACTCAGAGCTGCCACGATTTGAGAAGGATCGGCGCTCGCTGAACTACGGCATCACGGCCACCTTTTCTGTGCCGCTGGATCGTGGCTTGGCTGATCAGTGCAAACGAGCCGTCAACACAAACATCAAATTGCAGGAGCAGTTGCTAGCAACTAAACGCTTGGAGCACGAGCTGTTCAGAGCCCAGAAGTGCGGCGAGCTGGCCAAGGCAGGCGTGCAATTTACGGGCCAAATGTCAGTGGTGTGCAGTGACCTGATTGTCACGGTGCCCCCGGTTGAGATGGTGCCCCACACGCACGCTATTTCCGCGCCTTCCGCTGCGCCTGCTTCCTCAGGAAAGTAGAGGGCCGCGCCTCCTTCTTACGGGTCACAATCTCCTTCGCCTTGGTCAGCAGCTTCTTCACCACGGGCTTGATGATCCGCACCAAGAACGGCGTGCTCAATGCAGCGGTGGTCGCAACAACAGCAATGCCTGCGGTCTGCGCTGCCTCGTAGGGCGACGGGATTGCCTTGACCAGCTGCTCAGTCACCGGAACGTTACGGTAAACCTCTTTGCAGACACCATCGACCAGCTCGTAAGACTCCAGGATCTTGCGGCCATTGGGTGACAGCGTGCCAACCTCTGTGGCATCAGCTGGCGGACACTTCACCTCTGGCGGCGGCTTGTCCTTTGGTGGTGGTTTTGGGTCAGCCTTTTGCTGTGCTGGCGGTTTCTCCTGTTCTTGATTCTGTGCCGGTGTCGGCTCAATGATCTGCAGCTTGCGCGGGTTCCAGTCCAGCGGAACGTAACTGGGCATCTCGCCTTCAGGGCAAGAGATGCCAACGCCGTTTGGGTCATCCCGCAGCAGGGATGGGTTTAGGTGTGCGTCTCTGTGGACCCTGGCGCATCCCGGCACCTCATAGATGGGCCTGGGGGCTAAGTTCTGCGTAACCGGAGGGGGCAGGACATGGGGCTCAGGTATGGCCCTGATCTGTATCTCCGGGATCTGTATATCTGGGATCTCCGGCATGAAGGCTGAGCGGTTTTGTGCAGGGTCGCTTCTAATTGAGCGGGTGCGAATGAGAGAAGGCCCGCCCGTGGTTTACGTCTGCAAGTCTGGGCCGACTGCTATGTCGTTCACCGACACCAAGAAATTGCTGGCCTTCATCAGGTGGCCTAAATCAACTCCCACGGGACAGATGATCCGCGAATGGCTGGCGTCATTTAGTTCTGAAACGGCACCGCAGGGCCAGTCGCCTTCGGGAACTCAGGCAGAGCCCCTTCAATCTGAGTCGGTACCATCTGGGTCAGCGTCTCCGTCAGCTCCAGCTTGATGTCGCTGATGTGTTTTTTGACCATTGACGGCACGCGCGTGTAAGCCATCACGCCCATGACTGCCATCGTGCCAGACATGACAAAGCCCAGAACGCCGAGCAAGTTGTAGACCTTTTGCATAGCAAAAAGGCCCCTGTGGAGGGGCCAAGAAACGTGTGAGGTTCCAGCCAGAAGGTAGCTCAGAACTTGTACTTCATGCCAGCCTTCAGGCCATACCTGCATCAGGCTGAAGCCAAGATGGGCCGCCTTGAATGCTGAAGTTACCTTTTTCCCAGCCCACATGAGCATCGAAAACAGCACCGCCAAAGTCAGAACCTGACCAGGCACCGTTCCACTCAGGATTCAGATAAAAGCCATCTGCGCGTGCAGACAGGGGGGCCAAGGCAAGAGCACCAGCGATGGCACCAAAAGCAAGACGCTTGATCATTTGTTGAATTAGCGTTTTCCCTGACCACGGTATCTCTTGCGGCCTTTTTTTGGGCGTGAGTGTTGACCATTTCCCTGTGTGGTCCGTTTCGGTTTACCGACAACAAATGTTTGCCCGTTCAGGGATTTAGCCATCAGATGCCGTCAGTAGACTGCAGGCTTTGGTATTTAAGGGCCAAACCAGTGAACAGACCATGCTGAGGATGGCTGATCATGTCGCGGCCATCAAGGAAGTACAACTCCTCAAGCCACAGCGTCCTTGCCGCCATAGCCTGTACGTCCTCCGCCCCAGGCTTAGAGGCGATCATCGGGTCAGGGCGTTGCATCAGTTCACCAGCCAGAAGGTTTGCCAGACGCCTGTGTCGGCGTGATCTGCTCAAGGATCCGTGCAGCCAGTGCATCTTGGATCTCAGTGACCTTTTCATCGCCACCGAGCTTGGCCTGCACAGCGGCCACAATGTCAGCCTCAGTCAGATCCTCAAAGTCAGCCAAGGTGTCAGGACGATCAAGGCCGATGCTGCCGTAAGCGCCTGAGTTATAGGCATTGCCTTCAGAGTCAACCTGATCGCTGATTGCGGTCACGGTGTAGTGAGCCGTATGAGCAAAACCGTCACTGAGGTCACGGTTAAGATCAGCGATTTTCCAGACGTAGGTGTTAGCCATGATGTTCAATTCGCTGACTGCCGTTTTCGTCAGTAATGGTTTCATCCCATTCAACAACGTTATGAGTGTCTTGCAGGTAAGTTCCAAAATCATCACGGAGATATTTGCCCTTCCAGCGATCGATGTCTGAATCACCAACGACGCTCGGATTGCCAGAGATAACGCCAATAGGCTCTTCACCAGCAACAGCTTCACGAATCTTGTCGCCGTCTAAAACAACGCTGATGCCGCGACGATCTTCTGCTTCTGTGTTGCCATCAGACCATTCAAAGTATTCAGCGTAGTCAGCACCGCCGCCGTTCCAAGAGGCGTCTGCAAAGGCATTTCCATCACCGCGAAGATTAAACTCAGTATCAGATGCGTTATTTGAAGCTAATTTAAGAAGACTATAAAGATCGCTTTGTGACCTAGACGCATAATAAAAAATCATGCTATTACTAAAACTCGCGTTGGTATTTCTACCAACATGCGTGTCGGCGTTACTGCTGGCGCTTACAGACAGACTTAAGCCAGAGTTGTAATAACTTCCGTCATGAGCCATCGAAACTCGACCAGAAGAACTAATCCTCATCCGCTCGTTCGGGCTGCTCGCTCCGTCGGCGCTTGTGTGAAACGATAGTCTTGTTGGGCAATCCGATGGTGTGTTCCAAGTCCCATCACTGTCCGCCGAAATCATTGCACCAAATCCATCACTCAAATCCTTAAATTGGATTTGACCTAAGCCTTGTAGGTTGTTTGCAGGATTGTTACCTCCACGTTTAAGTACAAGTACACCGTCACTTCCCGCAGAATTAGCACCACCTTGAACTACGAGTAGGCCAAAACTAGAATCACTAGACGTCCCTACCAACAACCGCCCTGATGAGTCTATGCGTGCGCGTTCACTGTTGTTTGTGAACAACATCAAGTCGTTCTCAGTTGGATTGCCAATCCTGAACTCACTTGAGCTGTTGTCTGCAAAAATTCGGCCCCTTACAGTTCCATTCGCAGCAAGGCTTAGCTGACCATTCCCACTAGACCTGTCGATAGTGAGCGTGGTCGTGCTGCCTACTGAGTCATTAGTGGTAGCACCGATAGAGATATTTCCAGCACTATGAATCCTCATTCTTTCCGTCGGGCTGCTTGCACCGTCAGCGCAGGTGAAAAACATCAAACGGCCAGGAAAATCACTGCCCGAAGGGGATCCATCTATGCTTGCCTGAATATGCGCAAAGTCGCCACCAGTTAGGCTTGAAAACATCAAACGGCCAACTGTGTCGTCATCGCTCATGGTGGATGCCGCTTCTCCTGCCTTGATCGTCATATGACCAGGACCAGTTGCGCTTGAAGTGTTGCCACTTACCTCAATCTTTGAATACTGGGAATTACCTGCTGAAGATGCAGTAGACGTCCCCACGAGGAGCCTGCCACTTGAATCGATGCGTGCTCGCTCCGTGTTTCCGCCAGCGGCAAACTTAAGGCTGCCGCCGCTATCAACATCAATCAGCCC